TTAGCCTACACCTGCAATTGTAGAAGTTGCCGCACCCGACGCATTTTTTTCAAGCATTCGTTCAAGGTGGGACATCCTTTCGCGTATTCGGCCTATTTCTTCTGCTTGCTCACGGATTATAGTATCTTTTTCCTGAATAATAGACAGTAGCTTATCCTCAATACTATGCGTGTTGGCTTCATTTGAAAAAGGCCGAACTTCTTTTCTTTTCATTTCCCCTATTCCTGTAAGGAGCCATTCGGCATTTATATCGAAACATTTCACGATTTTTTCAAGTATGTCGTGTTTGGGCACGATTCCCTTAATATAACCGCGTATATTTCCTTCACTGACACCTAATTTAGAAGCAAAAACAGTATTTTTTCCTTCTCCGAACTCTTTGACAAGTTCCCCTATCCTATCGTGAATTGTCTCGTTTATATCCATTATTTTAAAATTATTCGTGAAATATTACGTTATTCTCTTGTTTATATCGTGAGAAGTTACGATATTTGCTCCGTATTTAAAAATAAACAGCGGCCAAATATACAAAAAGGCGCTCAGATTACAGAATTTAAAAGCAGTAAAGTTATGAAAGCAATTAAAGTTGTAGCCGAATATGGCGAGTGGCAGCAAGTAGAAAACTTGGAAAGGGAGTTTCAGTCTGACAATGATATCCTTGTGTATAGAGTTGATATGATTTCGCTAATTATCGCGACGGAAGACGAGGACACCATGAACTACGTGCTTTCCTCTCTTGACTGTTTAGAAAAGCCAATAATTGAAACTTTAAAATAAGCTGGTATATGGAAAAGCAGGTTGCAGTAACAAAGGAAAACAGAGACTTTTTAGTTAAAGCCTTCAAGGTGACACCGCAAATGGTGTGGCTCTCTCTGACTTATCAGAAAGATACAGAATTGGCGCGTCGTATTCGTTCGCTGGCCATCAAGCGCGGTGGCGTTATAGTGAATACCCTACCTGAATGTGAAACCATCCATGACGTTGACGGATATATGCGTCAATACTTCCCGAACGGTGCCTTAGTGGAGTGCAATAAGAACACGGGACACGTGGATATCATTTGGCAGGGTACCGCCATACACGGGTTTAATAACGTAACTATTAGCGAGCTTTATTCTATTCAGGACATGGCTCAAAAACTTTCAGTTAAAGGATAACGGAGGGAAATTATGGAATATTACGGTAACACACTTTGTATATCTGCGCGTGAGCTTGTGGATAAGGGTATAATGACCAAGTCATGTTATGACAAGGCCGCTACCCGTGGCAGGCTGGACGTCGTTCGCCCCGGTAAAGGGGTGGGCTGTTACGCTTTGGTTGCCGTTGACAGCTTGCCGGACACTTACAAGGCAAAGGTAGAACAAATTTATCCGGATGCCTCTTTGGTTCGTTTAAAGGCTTGGTTGAAGGATAATTTTGTAGTAGACCAAGCAGCGGTGGCCTTTTTTCATGATAAGGAAAAATGTGGTGTGGAACTTCCACCGGAAAAGATTAAAGAGTATGTCAATAACGCCAGCGTATTGAACGCCTGCATTCGTCTCTACAACAATGCCAAGGCGGTACACAAAACGATGGGCGAAAAATATAACTGGGAAGAGATGGCACAGGCCGTGGATTGTTACCGCGACCTATTCGCCCATACATTACCCGCTTCCACGCTCCGTTTCCGCAAGAAAGTTGCCGCGTACAAACGCGATAGCTATTCCTGCCTGATTAGTGGAAAATTTGGTAATCAATCGGCCCGGAAAGTGGACTATAAAACAGAACGGCTTATTCTTGGTATCGCCGTACTTCCTAATAAGCCTTTTAATACCAACGTAACAGAACTTTACAACTCGTTTGTATGTGGAGAACTGGACGTTTACGACCCGGAAACGGGTGAACTATTTAACCCAGATGACTTTACGGAGAAGGACGGGGAGCCGCGTGTACTTAGTGAGGCTACTATCAATAACTACTTAAACAAACCTAAGAACCGTGTACTTGTGGAACATGCCCTTAGTAGCTGGACTACATTTATGCACGAACAAATGCCACACGTACATCGCCACGCCCCGGAATTCTCCTTTAGTAAAATTTCATTCGATGACCGAGACCTTCCCCGCAAATTGAAAGACACTAAGATACGTCCGAAGGCTTATTACGCTTATGACGTTGCCAGTCAAGCCGTCGTAGGCTTTGCCTATAACCGTAACAAGAACGTGGACTTAGTAGTAGATATGTTTCGCTCCATGTTCCGCCTTATTGAGCGGAAAGGCTGGAACTGCCCGGCGCAGGTTGAAGTAGAAAACCACCTGATGAGCCAGTGGAAAGACAATTTCCTGAAGGCCGGTGTTATGTTCCCCTTCGTCCGGTTCTGTGCCCCTCAGAACTCTCAGGAGAAGTATGCGGAGCCGATGAACGGTGCTAAAAAGAAGTCAGTGGAACACCGCAACCATTTAGGCATTGGACGTTTCTACGCTAAAGACCGTCACTATCGCGTTGAAAGCAAAAAGGTGTTTGACGCGCTGAATGATACCTATGAGGACAAACAGTATTATAGCTGGGAACAACTCATTGCCGAAGATATGAACGACGTTATGGAGTTTAATAATTCATTGCACCCCAATCAGAAAAAATATCCCGGTATGACCCGCTGGCAAGTTCTTGAGGCGAATATGAATCCGACTCTCCAGCCCATAAACAAGGCTGTTATGGCGCGCTATATAGGTGAGCACGTGGAAACCTCCATACGCCGGAACTCATACTGCCGCGTGAACTATACGGACTGGTGGCTAAGTAGTACGGAAGTACTGGAAAGGCTCGCCCCTAACAACTATAAGGTAGACGCCTACTACCTGCCGGATGATGACGGGAACTTTTCGGAGGTATATATTTATCAAAACGGGCAACTCATAGACCAGCTTCAGAATGTAGGCACTTTCAACACTGCGGATGCCGAGCAAACGGACGAGGATAAATCCATTTTCGTGGAGCAACAGAAGAAGATATCCCACTTTAATAAATACGTCCGCGACAATGAAATTTCTGCCGTGGGAGTATCAAAGCCCCAACCCGAACAAATAAAGGCCATAGAAGCCGCGGAATTGCCCTCTATGGGGACAGAACAGGAGGAAAACTATGTTCCGCCTGAAGACTATACCCGCAAAGCATTAGAGGACTTTATGTAAACAGCATTATAACGACATTAAAACAAGATTTGAATATGATTACATTAGAAAATCAAAAAAGGATATTGGAGGCCATTTCGTCTCAGCGCACGAACTATCCGAGCGACGCCAAGCACGCCGCCTCATTAGGTATAGCAACCTCTGTTTATAACGTTCTGAAGAATGGCCAGACGGATAAAGTTCTGAGTGAGGCAAACTGGATAACTATCGCTCGCAAACTTGGTGTGAACCTCCGTGGCGAAATGGAGTGGAAGGTTGCCCGTACCGCCACTTTCGAGTATATAACTGCACAACTGGAATTTTGCCAGCAGGGAGGATTGAGTGGTATTTTGTGCGACCTTCCCAATATAGGGAAAACTTTCACCGCACTTTACTACGTGAAGGGGCACCGGAATGCAATTTATATCGACTGTGCTCAAGTAAAGTCAAAACAACGTTTTATCCGTAAGATAGCCAAGGAGTACGGCGTCAATAGTAACGGCCGCTATGTCGATGTTTATGATGACCTTGTATATTATCTGCGTTCCATTGATACACCGCTTATCGTTTTGGACGAGGCGGGAGACCTTCAATATGAAGCCTTTTTAGAGTTGAAGGCCCTTTGGAACGCTACAGAACACTGTTGTGCTTGGTATATGATGGGAGCCGACGGCCTGAAGGAAAAAATCAACCGTTCCATTGAGTGCAAAAAGGTTGGCTACACTGAGATACTGAGTCGGTATGGTGACAAATATAGTAAAGTTACCCCGGAGGATGGCAAGGAACGTGAGCAGTTCCTGAAGGAACAGGCCCGCGTGGTTGCCAAGGTAAATGCACCAGAGGGAACGGATGTAAATCAAATAGTCCGTAAGAGCGGCGGTAGCCTTCGCCGTGTATATACCATGTTTGAACTAATGAAACGCGTTTAGACAATGGCGAAAAGAGCGTACAGCCCCAAGGAAATAGCAGCTATCCATATAAAGGAACTCCCACTGCAGGGAAAGTGGGAAGCTGCTTTCGGATGCCCCGGTTTATACGAAACTTGGTTTATTGCCGGAGCATCTGCAAGTGGAAAAAGTTCTTTTGTCATGCAATTTGCCAAAATGCTGTGCGGTATCGGAAGTGTTCTTTATTTGGCACTTGAGGAAGGCGTGGGCCTATCTTTCCAGCAACGTCTGAAACGGTTTAAAATGGACGAAGTACAAGGACGTTTCCGGGTTGTGGTAGATGATAGTATAGAGGCTTTAAAAGAACGTCTAAAACGCCCCAAAAGCCCCTCATTTGTGATAGTTGATAGCTTTCAATATGCAGGTTGGGACTATGCAAGTACAAAAGAATTGATAGAAGAATTTCCCCGTAAAAGTTTCATCTTCATTTCGCAGGAGTACAAGGGCCAGCCGATGGGGAAAGCCGCCGTCCGTTTGAGGTACTTGTCAGGCGTTAAAATTAGAACAATTGGGTACCGCGCTTATTGTGAAGGAAGATTCGTTGGAGAAGCCGCCAGTTATTATACGATATGGGAAGACGGAGCCATAAGAGTTTGGAATAATTTATAAACAATATGAGTATGAGTAAAAACAAGCAATTTATTTCAGTAACGCCTCCAACGTTTCTGAATGAAGGTGGCCAAAAAGAAAGCCTTTTAAGCCGCGGACACAAATGTAGCTATTGCCACGGTAACGGCTGGTTTTGGGGAGAAGAAAGACGCGAAAGCGTAAAAGTAGATTGCCCGGTTTGTAAGGGCAGCGGTAAACTTGATGCCGTGATAACTATTGAGTGGAATCCATCTAAATAATATAAATATGAGTAAGATTGAAGAAGCCTTCAGAGGCTTAGGAAGAACAGAAAAAGCGAAGTTTATTTCGCAAAATATAGATTATGCAAATGCTGATGCAGTTGCTAAGTATGTAAGTGGCTATCTTTTCGATGTCCTTAATGATGTCGGAGATGATGAGTATATAGCAACATATCTCAGAGAAAAGGGATATGAAGTAACAAAACAAGAATAATCCTCAAATCAATTTAAAAAATGAAACGGTTTAACACTCAAACAAGGTTTGTTCCCCTGAAAGTAGATGGGGACTTTAACGTAGAACATGTTCCATCAAAAGACGGAAAGGTGAAAGACTTTAAAACGCGGAAAGCGGTTGAAAAGTACTGTAAAGAAAATCATTGTATTTATTGCGAGGAGAAGTATATATTCTACAAATGACAATTAAAAAGGAGGCTAAGTAATGGCAAAAATTTATGTGGCGAGCAGCTGGAGAAATCAGTATCAGCCGGAAGTTGTAAGGTTTCTCCGTGAGCAGGGACATGAGGTCTATGACTTCAAAAATCCCGCCGGAAAAACTGGGTTTAAATGGTCTCAAATTGATGAAGATTGGGAAAACTGGGGTATAGACCAGTATAAAAAGGCTCTTAACCATCCTATTGCTCAAGCGGGCTTTGATTCTGACTTTAACGCCATGCAGTGGGCGGACGTCTGCGTGCTTGTGCTGCCATGCGGACGTTCTGCCCACTCGGAGGCAGGCTGGATGGCAGGAGCCGGAAAGAAAGTTATAGTTTATCAGATTTGGGAAGAAGAGCCGGAGTTGATGTATAAGTTGTTCGACGGTGTCTGCTCTATGGGAGTAGGTCTGCAAATGTTCTTAGCGGAGTTTGACAAAGAGAAAAATAACGTAAAAAGTGATCCCGAATAAGATTGATTATCACCTTCGCTTATGTCCCCAGTGTCTCGGCAAGGGGCTGATTCCGGATTTTTGGAGTAACGTTTTTAACGGCCTTCCGGTATTAGAAGTTTGCCAGCGGTGTAGAGGAATAGGACTAATATTAACTCAAAAAAATAATATCAATGAATGACGTTCTTTATCAAATCGGTTTGCCGATAGAAAGCCTGAGTACTGTCCTGATGAACTGGACTTGCTACGAGCCACGGCAGAAAATGCTAATCACCCCGTCCAGCAAAACGGCTGACCTTGTCGTGGTGGAGACACGCCATTTTGACCTTGCGGCCGCTATCGTTCGCGATATCCCGGTGGCAAGGCTGGCAGAACTTAAACAACCCGTAAAGGAGGTGAAGCTATGAAAGCGAAAGTAACCAATTTTGCCCGCTTCTACGCCTCCTTTAACCACCTTCCCTACGAAGGTGACCGCGAGGAACTGAAAAAGCAGATAGTCCGGGAGTACACTTGGAACAGAACGGACAGCCTGCGGGAAATGACACCGGACGAATATAGCGCGGCTTGTGTCGGTATGGAAAAGATAACCGGTAGAAAGGACGAACTGAAGCGTAAACGCTCTTTATGCCTGAAGCTGATGCAACGTTTAGGGATAGATACAACCGACTGGGCGCGCGTCAATAGCTTTTGCCAGCATCCCCGCATTGCGGGTAAGCCCTTTGCCCGGATTACCATTGAGGAGCTGGAAGCCCTCTCCGTGAAACTCCGTTCAATCGAACGGAAAGGCGGGTTACAGCAGAAAGAAGATGTTAAACAACCGGGTGGGATGGCCTACATCTTTGTAGACCCGAACGCCCTCTCTAATTAGGCTAAATATGGGAACGAAAGAGGAAAAAATGTTGAAGCGTTTTAAAAACGAGATTGCGATAGCATCTTCCGGCATGGAAAAGACGGTAGCCGCCCAGTTTTTTAGTGAACTTGCGGACTGGGCTTACGCGAATAGTGAGGCCATGCTGATAGATGACGAACTGGATGAGCAGGATTATGAAAACGAATAATAACCATTAAATTTTTGAGAATATGGATAAGTTAGATGTATTGAAAGGACTTTCCCCAGAGGAAAAAAAGGAGTTGCTAAAGCAGCTACAGAATGAAGAAAAAGAGGATAAACGTAGTCGCCGCGACGCTTATGAAGGTTTGCGGGCGCAGTTTATGCTCGACGTGAGAAACAAGTTGTTTCCGGTAGTTGCGGACGTGAAAGCCTTCCGGGACTGGCTGGAGGGTGAAAGTAACGCCTTTTGCGACACGATGCGCGACTACGGGCAACTCCGCAAAAGCGACCAGTCCAGTTTCACCATTGTGGACGGTGATATGAAACTGGAGGTAAAGAGCAACAAAGTGAAAAGTTTTGATGAACGTGCGGACTTGGCCGCTGAGAGGTTGATAAACTACCTGAAGGAGTACGTAGGTCGCACAGAAAAAGGTGTCGACGACCCTATGTATCAATTGGCCATGACCTTACTGGAGCGTAACAAGCAAGGTGATTTGGACTATAAGTCTATCAGTAAGCTGTACGAACTGGAGCCTCGCTTTGACGCTGAATACGCTGAAATTATGGGGCTGTTCCGCGAAAGCAACGTGGTATATAAAACCGCCGTTAATTACTACTTTCACAAACGTGATGAGAATGGAGTATGGCGTAGAATAGAACCCTCGTTTTGTAGACTGTAAGGAGATGGCCGTATGATTTACAAAGCGCAATTTATACTCCAAAAGAGCGGCTATAAAAAACGGCGTCTTGAAGGTATCTGCCAGTTCCCTGATGACTGTGAAAAGTCAGTTACCGAAATGAAGCGTGACGCTACCAAATTTGTCCGGAACAAATTGATAGAGCGTAATCCGGTTTTTGAAAAGTTTACCATTGAAATGACCCTATTCAAGAAGTTGAAAACCGACTTTATGTACTGCCCAGTCCCCTAAAGGTATGTAAATGATAAGAAAAGTCCGCCGAGATACTAAATTTCAGCGGACTTTTCTTATTTTAGACGGTAAAATCGTATTTTTGCATAAACATTTCAATAGTAGCAGGATGGAGCAACTCACAATACCGTTTTTTTGCCCGGAAATAGAAAAGGCCGGTACCCGTCGCCGCCCGCGCACGGTTCCCGTCTCGGACGCTTCCATCACTTCCCGGCGTGAACGGCTGGAGAAGCGGAATCGCCTTATGACTGCCCGTTACTACTATTGGACTGAGATAAAACGTCGCCGTTTTGATGACGTTTTGAAAATCCTTTCCGATAACGAATTTTTTGTCGAGGAGCGCACCATTAGTAATACATTGATAGAATAGGACGAATTCTATCACGAATTGATAAACAGCCATGCATCTTCCCGCAGGCTTAAAGCCATGTTCCCCGGCTTTGACTGGAACTAATCCATAAATTCCGTTTCGTATGTCACATTGTACACCTTCAGGCCATCCGCCCGCTTTTCCGGTACACTCCGTAACCGCCGCAATGGGTTGAATATTCCGTCCCCGTTCCACCACTGCAGAACCTCGTGTATATCCTTCAATGTGTCCAGCCGCTTTAAAGCCTTTTCCCGTACCTTGACCGGTGCCGCGGTGTTAGTCTGTCCCTGACAGTTGAACGCTACTTTTAGCTGAACCTGCGCTTTTACCTTTTGTCTTCCTCCCATGTGCGTTTCACACGACGGGTACGAAATATCCACCAGACAGCAGGGAAACGCCACGGCCGGGCGCTCCCCATTATTGAGTTGCCCTTCTTCCGCATCTATCCAGCGGAGCTCTGGTACTTCCTTCTCTAAATGGTCACAAATAGCAATGAAAAATTCTTTATCCATATCCTTTATTTATTTAGTGAATCAATATAGCCCTCTATGCGTGAATGAATTTGCTCGTTCAACTCGTTGGAGTCTCCCATAAATTCACGTTTGATAATATTAGCTTTGCGCGTGTGTGCCTTTACCTGTACGTCCTTTTTCTTTGTTCTTCTCGTATGTGCGGGTACAGACACGGTTCCGCTAAAACCCTCGTTATTTACCTGCGCATAATCTACTTTACTATTTCCCGCAGATATGGTTACTCGCTGAGGTGTTACCACTGCCGGTCTGACGCTGTTTACCAACGCGCCAGAGTCAATCAGTAGCGAACCGGTTGTTTTCGGAACTTTAGCCGGTGCCCACGGGTTTCCGTCGAACTCCTTAGTTCGGAATGTTCCCTTATAATAAGCCGTAGCCGTTTCCGCCACGATATCCGCCGCATCCTCCATTATCTCTTCAGGAAGTGACTGGAGGTATTTATTTAGCTCTTTTATATTCATAATCAAATAAAATTAGTATATTTGCGGTGTTCACAGACGGTTCTGTAAGGCGAGGCGTCCCTTTGTAGGTGGAGGAGCCATAGCTATCAGGCTATCAATCATGCACAGGCCGGCTGTGGAAAACCTACTTTTTCTTTATTAAAAGCCCCTTCCTGATTTTGGGATTCCTGACTTCATACCACGATTTAAAGGCCATTTTCCCTTTTTCCAGTTTACAGATACAGGCTATTCCCACTCCTTTGTAATATTTTATGAGAATCCAGTTGTTAAGCCTTGATTCGGGGTTTTCCCGGTCTTTATACTCATTTCCGAGCCAAACCTCATCCGGATCCGACATGACCTCATCAATACATGACAGATATTTGGTACGAAACCCGCGCGACTTCTTATTGTTCGTCGTGTGTATTTCGTAATCTTTTTTTTCCATGTACCACGTTCTGCCCTGATAATCGGTCACCGGTAGTAGCTCTTTTCCGTCAACAGTCTTTTTGCGGCCGTCCCACCAGCTGTCGGCCGTCCCTTCATACTCCTTCAGGTCACCGGCCTTTTCTCCTATCAGCTTTTTAAAAGAGGGCTCCGCCCCCCATCCTGCCGGAGAGACCTTATCCATGTACTTAGCTGCCATGTCCGGGAACTTACGGATATACATTTGATTCTTATTGAAGACCTCGCCTCTTTTCCCCCGGTTGGAGTCCCAATTCTGCTGCTCAACCATCTTCCACTCACTTGTGCCGAGATACTCGTCCACAATTCGGGAGGATTCCCTGAGCCACTCTTCCGAAACTTCATGGCGCATAACCGGTTCCACACGACAACGACATTTCCAGCCGTTCGGCGGGAATATCTTGTCCCATCGCGGGTCATCGCAACTTAGTATAATACCATCCAGTTTCCGGTGTTCTTCTCTTACTTTTTCATCCCCTGCGGTAACATATTTCCAATAAGGATATAGCTTTTTCTTTTTAATCAGGCGTTGATAATTGGAGGCTGATTCGGCGGTCAGTACGGCCGTTTCATGCTCGGTCTTTTGCCATGCCTTATTGAACTTCCCGCATATCTCCCCTGCCTTTTTAGAGAATTCCTCGAAGCTTCCGCTCTCCCGGAACAGCTTGTTTAGCTCCTGAATTTCGGCCAGCGTTTTTGCCGCGGAAAAATGAAACAAGTTTTGTTCCAGTGCGGTAATGAATGAATCATCCCTAAGATTGTACGCTATATCCGCATTGTTTATATGCCCTTTGAACGTCGTTCTAACAGCGTTCAAAAGGTCATCCGCCACGTAGTAGAATAGCTCCGCGTCAAAATACCCGGAGTCCCCATTGGCGACGCGCGCAATAATCCGTTCGTCCAGTGTTGCATCATCACTCAGGCTGATGCGGGCTTTTCCATTTAATGCCCCGTCCTGCGGGGCTTTCACGAAAAAATCCCATAGGCGCAAAAAGAGGTTGCGGTCTGCGTTCTTTATTTCTTCCTCCGGGTCGTCCGGGTCTTCCGGTAGCCCCAGCTGCGTAGGCGTTGATTGCCTCCGCTTTGCGATGGGTTCCCCATCCTTTGGCTCCGGTATGGCAAATTTCTCATGTACATAGCTTTGCGGGATGTCTATAATTTCGGATAACTGGCACAGCTCGTCTACGCTTAATTGCTCCGCCGCCTTGGGGAATACGAACTTTCCACCGGTAACGGGAACACCCCTTGCCTCCAGCTTCGGCAGTACTACCTGATTCAAGATTCGCTGTACAAACCGCAGGTCTGACTTATTCTTTCCTTCCTCGACCTCCTTGTGTACTTCTCCCAGGGAACGCGCCCCTTTCTCCCCTTGTACGGTAGTCATCGTCTGGCCGAGTATGGTAATAAGCATTTCCTCATTGTTGGCCTGCCGGAACTCATTGTATGAAGTTCCGGAACCGCTTCCGCCCTCCTTCGTTTCAATCTCGGTTTCCTTTGGCACGATAACGTAAGGTGCTGAACCGGCTTCCTCAAAAGCCTTTTCAAGCAGCTTCCGGCTTTCCGGGTCGTAGGTGTTGTACTTGCCTATACGCTGCGGCATACCGAATAATTCCACCCATTGCGACCAGTCACCGAACCCTCCTCTTTTGTAGATAGCATAAGGGGCCGCTTTGAGTAATAGCCCAAAATCTCTTTCCTTACCTAACACAACCAGCAGGGAATCTCCCTCATAAGAAACCCCGAACTCGTCCGAATCATGGATGAGAATCGTTTTATTGTTCAGATTGATGTGTTTTGGCGGTATTTCCGTCACGCTAAAGCCATCGGTAAAAGACATTTCCACACCGGCGCGCCCGTATATCTTTGTTTTGACAATAGCCGTTAGAAGTTCCTCCCATGCCAATGTGTCCATTAGCGTAGATACTTCTTCCACTTCCTCCCCGGCGGCATTTTGGAAGGTCAGTTCCGAATTTATAACGGCGTCTATACGCTTTTGTACTGCATCGAATAGCACACCGTCTATCATGATATCCTCATAGAGGTCATATAGTTGCTTTACGCGCCCGTTATCGGCCGATTTTAGCGCAGTGCGCCAGTCGCCCACGTCATATACCTTTCTCTGCGGGGCCTTTACCACAATTTGATTGATAATATATTTCGGGGCCTGCTTGCTTTGAACCGTGGCGGTGCCCCCTTTCCTTTTATTTCCCATGACTATTAAAAATGTTGGTTACGTTTCGGGTTACTCCCATATATATACTCTCCGGCGGTGTCCGGCTTCCCGTCCCCGTCTTCATCTACAATCGGCAGGTTGGCCGTAGTCTCTCCCCTCTGTATCTGGCGAAGCCACGATACGGCCCGGTCATACCTTTTTTCCCTTAGTTCCAAGTCGCATCCGGCATTGCATAAGTTTATGAAGTGCCATACCGCTATGTCCTTTACAAAAATGAGCAACAAGGGGTTTCTTTGGCCCCCTGTTGCCTCAAAAATCTTTTTCCGGTCGTATGCCCCCAAGTAGCCGTAGGCTTCCTCTATGGCGGCGTCAACGGCCGCGGTCAGGATGGTTTCATCCTCCCGGCTAATCGTATCTATATTTTCTTTGTATAGATGCGTTTCCAATTCTTCAGCTGTGATAAATGCCATAACTTAATATCTTTTTTTATTGGTTTTACGTGCGCCAACGGTATAGGAGTCCGCTGCCAACGTACTTATTTTCTGATTCAGAATCCACACGCCGCCCTCCACGCAGTCCACGCCATCGGCGGGGGACTTCATCGCGCGATTGACAAGTAGGAATTGCTCCTCCAGTCTTATCATGTGCGGATTGTTTTTTTCCTTGACGTTGAGAATGAGTTTTCCCTGCCGGTTGAGTGGTTCTAAGTTTCCTTCTATACGGTCGAACTTTTCCGGTTTATTCCGGGTGTCGGGAATGATACCTATAAAACCGTCTTTTTTCCCCTTCTCGTTAAATAGCGGTATAAATACCTGTTCATAGAAGGGGTCTTGCAGTTTGTTATTCTCTATGTAATTATAGACTTGTGTCTTATCCGCCGCATAGTCCCTCAGATAATAATACCAGTTTACATATTCCGCGTTTACCACGTGGTCGAGGTAACCGGTATAAACGTAGAACTTGCCGTCGTAATACCCGATGAGGAAACAAGCCTTAAAAGAAGTGGCCTTGTTTTTTGAGTTTGACGGTGCCGGGTCGCCATAGGCCACTACGAACTGCAACTTAGAAAGCGGCGGGCAATCTCCCCATACCATTTCCTTAAATGTGTCTCCCTCCGAAAGCGGGTTATTCATATACTCCTGCTGGAAAGCCTTTGTACTGATTTTGGATTGAATACGGTCTATCCGTTCCTCCGTATTCTTTTCCGGCCACGTTGACTTCCCGTTTTTATCCCGGATGTTCACGATGTCCCAATGGTCGGCCTTTTCCCCGGCCCGCTTCACGCAGCAGTCCAAGGCAATCAGGTTTCCGCAGAATATCACCGACATATCCTCACTGATAGAACGTGTAGGGAACAAGGCATTTTCAAACCATTCCCATTTCTTCTTCAGGATATCCGGGTTCCGGCAGTCCGCGTCCGTGTCGAAGTCATCCACGAGGGCCGTGTCCGGACGAACAGCGTCCTTTCTCGTACCACGCGGACTTTCCAAAGCACCGATGGCGCGGAACGTGGCTCCGGTGGTCAGGCTGAATTCATCCGCTTTCCAGCTACCGAATTCGCGCAAATCCCCATAATAGGCTTTCAGTAGGGAGTTGTTCTCGAATGCCTTTTTGTAGGGCTCCAGTAACCGCTCCGCGTTTTCGTGGCTGTTTGAAATCAGGAGAACGTTCTTCTTTTTGCCGGTCAGTACCAAATACATGACACACATGAATACGATAGTGGACTTTGCCAGCTCACGGCTCCACGATAGAACCTCGTACCACTCCATATTGGACGTAATCCGCCTGATAGCCTTTTTATGGAAGGGCGTAAACGGGTACTTCGCAAACTCGGAGAAAAAGAATAGAATCCACGCGACAACGTCCGCCTCCAGCTTCTTTAGCTTATTCTTTCTTTCCACCGGAGAAAGGTTATCCACCCCCTTGTCCTTTTTCAGTGAGCGGTGGTATTCCGTCCACTCCTTATACGCCTGAAGGTTGTCTACTTTGCCCATTTCAACTTCTCTTTAATGTACGCGTCAAAATAGTCGCTCAGCTCCTTGGCCCTTGCCAAGTCCACTTGCCGGAGCCAGTCTAACAGCCCACGGGAAACGTTGTAGATATCCCGTATGGAGGCGTCCTGCTCCAACGCCTCAAGGTCTGCGGTAAGTTTACGCCGGATGTCCGCTTCGGACGCGGTAGGAAACCTTTTTCCCGCTTCCTTGTCGGCAATGGAACGGTCAAGTTCATCCAATTGCGCGAGCGTAGAACTGATACGTTCTTCCCTCGTTTGCAATAGGTTTAGTTTCAGGTTTTCCCACTCTTTTGCCCACTTGTTTATGGTGATGCGTGATACGCCCACCCGGTCGGCTATTTCCTGCTGCGTGATGTTTTCCTTCAAAAACAGCAATTTAGCCCACTCTTTTTTCTGCTCAAGTTCCAATGATTTTGCCATAATTCCTCCTGTTTTTATGCTCAAAATTATAGCAACCCTTCTTATTAAAATAATCGCCTTGTAACCATTTGCACTTAAATGTAAATGGCTGCAAGTTAATAGGTAACGGTTACAAAGAGATTTGTTTAACCCCGATTATCACTCTAATTTTGCCACCAAACAAAGAGATAAAATGGCAAGAAAAACATTTGTACTACATGACGAATCAGTAAACACCTACGGGTTTCGTATGCTGACCTCCGGTGCTAATCTGACCGAATTCATCAAGAACCCGGTTTTATTCCTGAATCATGCAGATTGGGAACTTCCCATTGGCCGTTGGGAGAATATACGCAAGGAAGATGGTAAGATACTCGCGGACGCTGTCTTTGACGAAGGCGACCCGCGTGCAATGGAGGTATTCCGCAAGGTTGAAAACGACTTTATCCGTATGGCCTCAATTGGCGCATGGCCACCCGAGCAAACGAGCGACGCCTACGACTTGATGCTTCCCGGACAGACTTTGCCGACAGTAACCAAGTGGACTGTACGCGAGGGAAGCATTGTCACTATTGGTGCCAATCATAATGCGCTTGTCTTCTTTGATTCCAATTACCAGAATGAATATAAAATCATCAGCTTGTCAGGGGAGAATGACCTTGTCCGGCTGATGGATAGTAATAAACCTTTTAATAATAACAAAAAAATGAGCGTACTTACAGGAGTATTGAACTTGCAGGACTCTGCAAATGAGGCGGAAATCGTAACCGCCGTTCAGGGAATCATTAAAAACCATGACCGCCTGAAGAATGAAAACGAAACGCTGACTGCTGCCATCGACAAGATGAATAAGGAGAAGAAGGAATCCCAAAAGCAGGAAGCCGTCACTCTCACCGATGCCGCCATTAAAGACGGACGCTATGATGCAAAGGGCCGGGACAATCTGCTTAACCTTTTCGACAAGGATTTTGAAGGTACAAAGGCCATGCTGGCGGCTATTACTCAAAGAGCAAGTGTTACCGGGCAAATTAACAGTGGAAAAAGTTCCGGTGTGACATTGGGCGACTGGAAGGATAAATCATGGGATGAACTGGATAAGGCTGGAAAACTCGTTGAATTGAAAGACGCCGCTCCGGACGTGTACAAGACTAAATTTAAGGAACGTTTCGGTATTGAACCGAATCTGTAATTATTAACTATTAAAAGTAGAAATAGAAATGGCAATTCAGAAAGAAATTTGGATGGCGGCTATTATTGAGGGCCTGTTTGCCTCAAATAGCTTCCTAAGTAAAGCGTTTAACGCTGATGAGTATGTGAACAACGGAAAGATTGTTCATATTCCGAATGCCGGAGCTGCCTCCGGGACGAAAAAGAACCGTACCAGCCTGCCTGCTACAGTGAATAAAAGAGAGGATATTGATATAACCTTTGCGCTGGACGAATATACGACAGACCCGGTTCTTATCCCTCATGCCGACACTGTCGAACTGAGCTACGACAAACGCCAGTCCGTATTGCGTCAGGACAAGCTCAAACTTCAGGATAACGTGGCCCTTGACTTTATTTATAACTGGAGTCCTACCAAAGAGCAATGTGTTGAAACTACCGGTAAGGAGGTCAATGCCTATACGGATAAGGCAACGGGTAAGCGTAACAGCATCTGCAAGGCCGACGTTTTGGGGCTGATGACTCAGTTTAACAATGACGACATCCCGCAGGATGGACGTTACTTGTTGCTGGACGCTCAGATGTATTCCCAGCTATTGAATGACCTTACGGCCAATGAAAATACGGCGTTCCTTGCTTCTGCCGATGCGCAGAATGGTATTCTCGGCAAGCTGTTCAGCTTTAACGTGATGATGCGCAGCAAGGTTGGGCTTTATACATCGGCAAAGGCCGCAAAGTCATGGAGTGCCGCTGGTGCAGCCACTGACCTTGCCGCCGCGATTGCATGGCATGACCAAAGTGTTTGCCGGGCATTGGGCGAAGTGAAAGCATTTGAGAATGAGGGAGACCCTACCTACTATGGTGATATCTATTCATTCCTTGTACGTGCCGGTGGCCGTATCATGCGCAATGACAAGAAAGGTGTAATCGCTTTGGTACAGGGAACTCCCGTAGCCGGATAGAGTTATGGCAGCATTGAAATATTTGGTAATCCACTGTACCGCCACGCCGCAAGGCCGTAAGGTAACGAGTAACGATATCAGAGCATGGCACACGAACCCGGTAAGTAAGGGGGGGCGTGGATGGAAGCAGGTAGGATATACCGATATGTTTCACCTTGACGGAACGGTGGAGCGATTAGTTGATAATAACGAAGATGCGAACGTGGACGGTTGGGAGATTACCAATGGAGCAAAAGGGTACAATTCCATTTCCCGGCACATTGTGTACGTTGGTGGCGTAGCCACTGACGGGAAGACTCCCAAGGACACTCGCACCTCCGCCCAGCTGAAAGCACTGGAAGAATATGTGAAAGACTTCCACCGCCGTTTCCCACGGGTGAGAATAATCGGTCATAACGAGATTGCGGCCAAGGCGTGTCCGTCATTTGACGTTCAGGCATGGCTCAGGAAAATAGGCATTAACCAATAACAAAGCAAAGAGATGGACGGTCTGATGAATTTTTTAATGTTCGCCCTGCCGGGTGGTTTTATCGGGAGCATCTTCACGTGGTTTGCTGGCCGTAGAAAGCAAAACAACGATATGTTATCCCAGCTTCAGGCGTCCATCAATATGCTCAGTAGTGAGAACCGGAAGATACTGGATGAGAATGTCCAGCTCCGGAGAGAGAATGCCGGTTTAAAATCCAATCAGGAAGAGATGTTAATCAAACTTTCCCGATTGACCAAGGAAGTAGAACGTTTAAGAAAAGTAATTAATAAACAAACTGGAAATGAAGAGAAACCTAATCCGAGGGGCAACCCTCGCACTAATTATAGTCGTGTTCTGCCTGATGGGGTGTGCCACGGCGAAACTATCCAAGAACCGACAGTCGCGTACTCAGATGGAACAGTCGAAAAGCGAAACCACCACCGGAGTAGCCGGACAGCAAGCCGACCGAAACTCACAGAAGACGGAGGAACTACTGCAGGGACAGACGACAACCGTTATGACGCAGGAGGGGATTCCGGAGTCGGAGGCGACGGTGGATGTTCCGATACAGAACCTCCTTAACCTGCCGGACGGTGCCGAATTTACGGCCAAGGATGGTCAGGCGTCGGTGAGCGTGCAAAGGCATGGCGACAATATCACGGTAACCGGTAAATGTGACTCCATCGCCCGGCAATGCCTGTTTTATGAGCGGGAGGTATTCCGACAGCGTAGTGAGATAGACAGTTTAAAGCGGACTATTTCTCAGGTAGAACAGACTACCATCCGGAATGATGTTACCGAAAAAACGGAGGATATCGTGGATAACACTATTAAGGAAAAGCCCCCTGCCACATGGTATAAATGGTTGCTGGCAGGATTTGCGGCCGGTGTGCTGCTTACCTCGCCATTGAAGAAGTTAGTAACTAAAGTAATCACAATTTTTAAATAGAAAACAATGTCAAAAGTTTATGTAAATGACGGATATATGATGCTCCTTGACGCCATTTTCTTTAATGGTAAGAAGATAGGTAACGTATCGGAAGATGGTATCGACTGGGGCGGTGACGCGGCTGAATACATCAAGTTATTCGCTGCACAGGTGCGTAACTCTCCGGTGAAGAAAATCAAGAAAAAGGACGCTACTAACCTGTTAAAGTTCACGCTGATAGAACTCATTCCTGAGAACTGCAAAGACGTGATGGGTGGTACCGTTGACGGTACGAGATGGGAAGCCCCTGCCGAAACAGTTTCGTTGGAAGGCCCGTTGAAAATTATCTGCGGAACCGGCCAGACAATTGAGGTGAAGCGCATGGCGCTGGACGGTGCCGTCCGTGGTAAGATTGGCGGTGATGATCCGCTGGGTATTGAGTGCGAAATGGATATGCTGAGCCCGTTGGACGGTAGCTCTCCTTTCAGCTTTGACGATACTATTCCGTTTATATCCGTAACACCTACCTCCTTGTCATTTGCCAAGGGAGGGGAAAGTAAGACGGTAGATATTGAAGCCTCCGGCCCGTTTTCTGTCGGTAAAGCGCCCACCGGGTTTACTATTGACGTTGTGAACGGTCGAATAACCATTACTGCAGCTGCCAATACCGGTGCCGCGAGAAATGGAACCGTTGAGTTTGTCCTTGCTGCTGACAATAGCAAAAAGGCCACCCTTACGTTAAGTCAAGCCGCCGGTAACGCGTAACCATGAAAAAGAATGTAGAAATAGAGGCGGCGGATGCCCTGCTCGATGTCGGGGTTTCCCTGCCTCTTTTGCAGTTTAAGATACCATTCAAAAAGAAGCCGGTATCTTTTCGGGTAACCATGAAACGCCCCACTCTTGGCAGTCAGATACGGATAGCAAAGCTATATCTGCAACTGGGATGCACCTATGAGGAAATGGAGCAATTCAATAAACACGAAGAAATGGCATTTTTGGCCATTCATGGTAAGCGTGTTTCCAAAATGGTTGCATTGACCGTCTGCCGGGGTGCCATTACCTCCGTATTGTTTTCCGGTATTGTTGCATGGGTCATCCGGTGGTTTGTTCCTGACGCATATTTACAGGGTGCGAACCTGCGATTTGTCACATTGCTGGGTACAAAGTCTTTTATGCGTATTATCGAATCGGTTCAGATATCCAACCCCCTGAAGCCGAAAGAGAGCCAAAAAAGAAAGGGGAGTTAAGAACGCAATATGTCGGTTCCCATAGCCCCTTTGGTATTGTGTGGCAGATAGCCGCGGCGACCGGTTGGAGTGTAAAATACATCCTTTGGGATGTAAATTATCAAACCCTCCGGATGATGCTTGCCGATGCGCCACACTATGAAAATAAAAAAGAAGATAAACCAACCGCTGGCAAAGGTGGAAAGGGTCATTCCAAAAGCCTTGCCGGATTTTTCCAATCACGATTGAAAGAACAATGAAACCAGTTGAGATAGAATTCCTGATGAGAGACAAGCTCTCTCCCGGTGTGGATAAAGCTACCAAGGCCACCGAATCGCTTGGCGATAAGGCGGAACGGGTGTCTAAAAGCATCACCGACCGTATTGCGGCCCAAAAGGAGCAAATCCAGTACGTTGAATCCTGTCTCAAAGATTTAAAAAAACAGTACGATAATCTTGCGCCCGGTAAGGGGCAGATAGAGATGCGTGCCGAAATTGATGCCTGTACAAAAGCTCTTCAGGAAGATAAAAATATTCTTGCCTCACTGGAAGCCGAGCACAATAAAACCGCGGCATCCACCAAGCGCCTTTCCATGCAGCTGCGTGAGATGTTGGACGCAATGGCGCGTATGCGTTTAGAGGGTAAGCAAAATACCAAGGAGTATGAAGAAATGGCGGCGAAAGCTGCTACACTTTCCGATACCATTGGTGACCTGCGTACTCAAACCAATATCCTTGCGCACGATAACTCAGGACTGCAAGGAGTCATGAGTGGCGTAAATGGACTATCCGGTCTATTTACTGTTGCCACCGGCGCGATGGGCGTGTTTGCCTCGGAGAATGAAGACCTGATAAAAATACAAACCCGTGTGCAAAGCGTAATGGCTATCACAATGGGGCTGCAGCAAGTAATGAATGCGCTGAATAAGGACTCCGCTTTCCGGCTGGTTACCGTTGTCAAGATGAAAAAATTACTGACTGCAGCTAACACGAAACTGGCCGTTTCGCTGGGTATATCCAATGCCGCGGCCACAGCACTGATGGCAACCCTTACGTTGGGCCTTTCCGCCGTTATAACGGGTCTTATCGTTCTATGGGATAAATATAGCGATGCGCAGGAGGAAGCGGCGGAAAAGGCAAAAGAACGGGTTAAAATAGAGAGCGACGGACGCGCCCAAATGATTAAAACCCGTTTTGAGATTGATAATACGGTGAGAAGCCTGAAGGACTTTACCGGCAGCAAGGAACAGGAAAAGGCCAAAGTGGATGAGTTGAACCGGAAATACGGCGAGAGTTTCGGCTATTATAACTCCATCGCGGAATGGTACGACGTTCTCCTTCAGAAAGGCGAGGACTATATTCAAATGCTGTTTCTGCAGGCAAAGGCGCAAAGCCTTGTGAATAAGGCCGTCGAAGCGGACGAGAAAGTCGCTCAGGTGAAAGCTACACCCGATAATGATGTCGAGGGTTCTATGGGGTGGTTTGCCAAAATGGGACTGTATATGGCTCAGGGAGAGTCCCACGGGAAGATAGACGCACAGGCTTTGATTGAAGAACATAATAAGGAGGCTAAGGAGGCTGCAATAAAAGGGGCTGAAGAACAGCGTGACGCCTACTTGGACGAAGCTGCTAAGCTACAGGAGGAAGCCGCTAAACTTGCAAAAAAAACTGGTATAGGTGGTTTCGTTCCTCCAAAAACTGAACCGGCTAAGCCCGTCAATACTCTTGCCGAACTGGAACTGAAAGCTCGGCAAAAGATAGAAGACCAGCGTATCGCTATCACAAAGGAGGGCTACGAAAGGGAACGTGCTGAGGCGGCGTTGAACTTTGAGAGAGAGAAGGAACGTATTAATACGGAGGAACAGCAACGCGCTGAACTGTATAATAAATTAAAAGCAGCCGGTGTAAAAGTTACTCCGGAGCAACGGGCAAATATCACAGCTCAGGCTGCGGCCCAGCGCATACAGGCCGCGCAGTTATATGACGCTGCCCTTTCCGGTATTGACAGCAGGGAAAACAAGGATAAGGCCGATGAAAAGAAAAAACAGACCGACGCCCTGAAGGAACTGCTGGAGAAGTATCGCGACTATGAAGCACGAAGGGTGGCGGTAAAGAAACAGGGAGATAGTGATATCGCCAAACTGGAAGCCGAGCGCACAGAGGAAAACGCAGACGAAATAGACCGCGCCATTGAAGTCGCAAAAGAAAAAGTCAGGCAGGGCATACAGGCGATAAATGATGAGGAAGCCGCTGGCGTTGCAAAGGATAACGACTTTCTTAAAAAACTGTTTGGGGACTATTCTTCCATGTCTTTCGACTCCCTTCAGAACCTTATTTCTCAGGCTAAACAGTTGCGCGCGTATCTTTCCGGTACCGGGGACGCCAAGGGGATCACCTTTATATCTCCGGAGCAACTAAGCAATATTGAAAAAAGCCCGGCTGAACTTGACAAGCTCAAAAAGGCACTTGACAAACTTCTCGGTTCTGATAAGGGAAACGGCAACAACAAGTGGGAAAGTATATTTAAAACATTTGAGAAAGGGTTTGCCGAGCTCAAAGGGGCGAAAGGCCCTAAGGAACTGGCCGGTGCAATCGGTACGATAAGCGGTGCCGCATCCAGCGCGGCCGGGGAGCTCTCCAATATGTTCGACCAGATGGGCAATACCGAAGTTGCGGACGCTTTAGGCGGTATGCAGCAGGTCATGAGTGCCGTATCAAATATTGGGCAGGGCTTTGCGAAAGGTGGAATTATCGGCGGTATTGGTGCCGCCATTGGCGAGGCTGCAAACTTCATTACT